GCGTATAACCAGCCGCTTCTCGCACTTGTAGTGCGCCGCTAAAACCATCAATGTTGATACCGCTACCAGACGAATCTAGAAAGGTAAATGTAATTGGGCCGTATGTGTCGCCACGATAGCCAGTTGGTAAATTATATGTTGCAGGAACCATAGATATACATAATTACACCTATGAAAGTGGAATTGTAGTTAAAATTTAGCCAACTATAATATAAAGCGTGCTTTCATCTGGCGTACCAATAGCGTCGTACTCTGCCTGAGTTAACTTTATCATAACTGAAACTCCAGAGTTCACAACAAATCCAGTAGCGACTGGGCTAGTGACTGTTGGTACATACTCCATGTGCAAAGGCGAATCGATGTCAAACCCGCTTATTTCCAAGCTAGAGTTTGCTCCGTCTAATGTAACGCCATGTGCGCCACTAATATATAATGCGTGTTTACTCATAATTTAAAATCCACTACAGTTAATGTATACACCAGCTTTATCCCCAAAACTACCCGCTACGGCGTAGCAGTTTATGAACGTACCGGTTGAACTACCGCCCGCGCCAAAACCACCAGACAAACAATTGCAGTTCTCGAACTCGCCAGACGCAACCCCGGGACTACCAAAGAATACCCCGCCAAAACAAAAGTTTCCAGCGGAGCATCGTTTAAAAATACCCGAAGCAGTACCTCCGGCACCACCAAAAGACACAGCCCCACCGATACAGTCAGTGAATGTGCCAGAGGCTGTACCGCTATTACCACCGAAAGAATTATCCCCAGCGACACAGTTTTTATATACGCCTGAAGCCGTACCTGTTCCGCTACTAAAACAGTCGTCACCACCAGTACAATTAATAAAAGTCCCTGTGCTACCAGATGAACCGCCACCAAAAGAAGTATCCCCAGCGACACAATCTATAAAAGTGCCAGTTGCAGTTCCACCGCCGGAAGCCTCACCCCCAAAACCCCTATCGCCAGAAACACAATTTTTAAAAGTGGATGCTATTGTAAACCCTACCCTCATAGACCACGAATTAGTTGAGTTACCCTTAAACTCACAGTTTGTAAACTCAGTAGCACTAAGAAACGAGGTGGTGGGAAAGAAGGCGCATGGGTCCGCCGAAGAGTTACTAAGAACTCCAGTTGTAGCCGTATTCTCTATCTTTAGGTTTGAATACTTAGAACCGCCAACTCCCACGCGCATAACCCCCTCATTGGGAGTAGTAATATCACTATAAATATACTGTGCGTCACGGTTATCTGTCGTTCCAGCTAAGTCAACGTATGCAGTGTTTAGATTTAACTGTCGGCCCTGAAGGTCGTAGCTACCGGGTGGGATTAAGACCACGACACGGTTATCGGCCGATAAAGCCATATCACCCGGTGTAGAAATACCAGCTTCGCTAACTGTGAGTTGGAGGCGAACGCCATTCTCAACAGGGTCGTTCGTAACCTTTACAGTTCTATAGTTAGCATTATTTAATTGATTTAAAGTATTAGACATTTTAGCTTAGTCCTCCATCGGCACTCATTGTTATCCAACCAGTATACCCAATATTATTTACACCAACAATATGGATACTATCATAAGTATCTAAAGCCGCGTTAGTGCTTAAACCATCAATAGTTTCGCTTCCATCTGAGGCGACTACGACAACAGCACTATTAACGTTTGTGATGCGAAAGTTGACGCCAGATGTTGCAGGTGGTAATGTTCCAGTAATAGGAACTGTAGAGCTTCCGATATATAGCTCACTATCTGTTAGTGTCCAATTAGTTGTATGAAAAGAATAGTCTACACCGCCACCGCCACCTTCACCCTGTAAAAGTACGCCTACGCCACCGACCTCTGGCCGAACATCAAATTCAGTAGGTAGACTCTGAGAGTTGCTAAACCGAAGTCGGTTACCGTTAACATTGTTAATAACCGTTTCTTCAGCGTCCCAAGAGTCCAAAGTTATATTGAAGAAAGAGGTATTATCGGTAGATAGCTTAATTGAGGAGTAACCCTCTTCCCAAGAATCAATAGTCAGGGACGGGTTAAAAGCAGAATATGGCGCGGCCCCACTTCCGATGAGAATATCGCCAGCAGCGTGTAGTTGGTCTACAAAATGCTTTCTACCAGTAATATGTTGTTGGCCCGTTTTATATACGATATTAACGCCAGTTGCGTCGACTTCGACTGTAATGTTAAAGTTACCAGTATCCGCGTAAGTCAAGAACCCCGTACCTTGGAAGGTAGGTCTTTCCACATAATTCTTCAACCCTGTGATAGTTTGATTACCGACATCGTAAAGAACCCCGTCGCCCGTTAGCACAACTCCAGAGCCGTTAACTTCGGGTCTTAGATAAAAGGTCTTTAAACCACTAATCGTTTGTGCTCCACTCGCATAAACGATATTCGGGGGTACGGCTGCATAATCACCGCTTAACAATACCGATAAACCCGTTACCGTAGGTCTAACCTCAAAGGTTTTTATACCCGTGATTGTTTGGTCGCCCGTTGTGTAAACGAGATTATCTACAGAGGAGAGTGGTGGGAAAAACCCACTACCATAAGCTCCGACTAAGCCGGAGACGTCGGGGTGTAACTGAACTGATCTAATTAAACTTTTTGCCATATTAATCCATTTTGCTGTGATACAACAGAATTGCGGTCTTATAGTCCAACCCGTATTCTTCTGCTATAGCATTGATTTCACTCATATTTACAGTTATTTCTACTGGTTTACTAATATAATTCTCAATTTTCTTTTTCCAGTTATTGGGAGCCTCGTTCGTCGCGATAGTTTCAGCTACAGTTTTAATCAATTCTTTTTGCTCCTTTGAGAGATTCTTCTTATTGAATTTCTCTTTAAGGGTCGTCCCAACGGCCTTTACTAGATCGTCAAACCGAACCAAGTTCTTAGCTACTAGGTCCGCACTAATCTTTGGTTTAGGCGTTAACTTTTCTGCCATAACAGATTTTTGTTTTGCTGGGGCCTTAGTAGTCTGAGGTGACCCCCCAGTACCCGCTGGACGCCCCGTTTCGCCCGCCTGTGGCTTGTTTAATAATGGTTGGTACAAACCCTCCTCTTGGAGTTTTACAAATTCTTTTTGCGAGCTAACGCTCTCATCTTGGAGAGGTAGTCGTCCAGTATCAATTGCGGTCAAACCTTCTTCCGGCGTAAGAACACCAAGCTCGATAAGACGAGAGTAAACGCGTGTTAAGTTAATATCGCTCTTAAAGTCTGCGTCTTTAAACCTAGGTGTAGGCATATTCTTGAAACCCAGTTCGCGACTAATGCGCTTCATTTCGGGGAGTAAGAACTCATTCATAAATGTTTCACGGGCATTCTTCAGTCGTGAAAGGAAAACCTCAATCTTAGTACTCGTATTCGCGTGAGCTTCCTCTCCGAAAAGTACGTTATTCAAACCATGTCGGATATCGCGGTCAACAACCTCATACTTCTTAGGGTCTAGGATCTGACCGATCTCAGGGATAATAAATTTAATATTAGTGGTATAGTCCGTTACTAGGATACGACCAACACTTTCGTTCTCAAAGATTTTACGAAGATTGGTGATTTGATCCTTAGTAGGCATCCCAACCTCATCGTTACCCATAGTAACTAAGAGAACCGTCTGTTGAATGGTACGACTGATAGCCATGTCCATATTTTTCAATTCCTGCTTCCAGTTAAGGTCTTCAAGAACAGGAAAGCCCATAGGAACACTAAATGGCTCATAATCTTGCTTCTTGTAAAAAACAGAAACGAAACGACTTGGATCTAATTCAAAGATCATGGACTGACTTGCGAGCCCCATAGTATCTTTCTTACCTACGGTCTTTACCCTCTTGGCTAGTTCCGCATCTTGCTCGTTATTTGGATCGCTAAGAACTTGCATTTCAAAGTCATTCAGAACCTTTACATATTGTGGCGAAACAAAAGAAGCCGCGCCAACAGCTTGGATATCAGCTGGATTTAGTACGATATAACGAATAGGAATTTGCGACTTGGCAGCTTCGGTAGTGATAAGGTCAGATAGCACACGCATATCTTTCTTAGTGAACTCAGCGTTAAGTTTATATAGGAAAACATTTCCGCTACGAAAAAACTCACGGAAGAACATATCCTGTAGCTTCCAAAGGTTAATTCGGTCGCCCCAAGCTCGGAAAAATTTACGGGATTGTGTGCTACCACCAGTAAAGTAAATTGGTGACGAACTAAACTCTGTCATTAGGTCAATCGTGTTACGAAAGATCGAGAAATTATAATAGGCTTTCTGGCACAAGACGATAGCTTCACTAATGCTAATGTTAGATGAGTATTTGCCGCCACCAGATCCATAGATAAATGGGATGACCCCACCTTCGATATTTGCGTACTTGTCAGTCCTAGAGATTGTAGACGAACGATTTCGACGCACGGAAGTATTAGACTCCCCACGACTAGCTTTTAGTTCGACACTATCTCTTGATGAACCTTCTATCGACTCTGGTTCTGGAAATTTTACATTCTTAGTTGTTCTAGCCATAATGGATTATATGGTCTCATTACACTAAAATCTTAACTAATTAGATTAATTCTGCTATAAAATTCGTATTTTTCTTAATAAAGTTATCGGGGCACATTAAGTCGAAGTATATTTTGATACCCCAGTTACCGAGCATAAGAGTCGTATAATTATCCTTTCGCGCACGGTTAATATTCGATGACTTCCTAAGATGGGACGGAAGGTCAAAACTCTGGTTACCCCTAGAGGTAGTGGTTACTTCGACATTAGCACATTGGTCCTTGGTATCTTGAATAATAAAATCCTGTTGCTCGATGAACTCACGAACGGTTAATTTCTTCGTTTCGTATTCCGTATCAGCCTTTTCGCCAATACCCTTCGGGTAAATGTGATCCATAGGCAGATTCATAGAGAACATCTTCTCAACGATATCGGGATGGCCTGAACCCCTAGACGCAAACCAGATTTTCTGATGGTCGATACAAGTTTGTAGGTACGAGTTAGCTCGCCCCAAAAACGCACTAGTAAAGTATTGTTTAATACAAATAGCACCAAAATCTTTATTATACTGTTGGGCGCAAGTTTTAACCATTTTAGTATATTCTTCATTTTCCTTGTCGGATTGGAAGTCTACAAAGCTAATCTTCTTATTTAGACCCTTGAAGTACTCAGAGTTATTAGCGGCATCAATAAATGTGTCGGCACCAGCGTGATCGATAACAATTAAAGCTAGATTAAAATTAGTATATAGATAAAATAAATATTTAATATGATCTTGTAATGATGACCCTGCTGCTTGGTAACCATGAACAACAATACCCTGCTTCTTCTCTTCGTCTAGTTCCGTAACGGTCATTGCGAAGTAATCCGCAACCCTAGAGGATGAAAAGTTAGGATCGATACTTAAAATATACTTTTTATCTGGGTCACCCACAACTTTTGTAGTTGGGTATTCGCCGTCTGGAATAGTACAGGCGTGCATTTTCTTAGGGGAAAAATAACTATCACCACCATCAATAAACCTAGCACAATACTCGCGCAAGAAGGACTGATGCGAACTACCACCATTTTTAGCTACCTGTACAGCAGCGCCATCAATCATATGTGGCGGCAAAGCTTCGTAACCAAGTTGTGATATAAAGTATGTACCGGGCAATTCACCTTCTTTAGTTTCTTGTTGGCTAGGGTCTTCAATCATGCTGGACCATTGGGAATGAACACGAAATAAATGCTCGAAAGTATAACTGGCAGAACTTAAAGCTAACATCTGAGATGTATTTTCAAAAATATGACGGTTGTCCTTATGCAATAAACCCTTCTTAATTAATGAGTCCTCTAATTTACGGATACGAATCCTCTCTCCAACGTCTCGTGGGGAACTAAGAAAGGGGATGAGTACATTATCAATAATATCAGCAGGAAGAAGGAGGAACTCATCGAGAATCAGTACATTAGCACGGATACCACGAATCTTTTCTCCTGTAAGCGGGATAGCTGTAATACTACCACCGTTGATCTGCCACTCATACTGATCGTTACGTTTACTCTTTAGGCCGAAACATTGACGAGCTAAAGCCGCCTCTGGTGACATTAGAAACTTTTCGATTTCATTGAATACCCGCCGACTAGTACGAAAGTTAATAGATGCAATTAGAATCTTCGTGCCCGGTTCAAACATACACTTTAAGATGCAGTATATGGCCGCACAGAAGCTTTTTGCACAACCACGCCCCCAGACTAGCATACAGTAATTTCTATTGAAAAACGACTTGATAGTAAGCTCTTGGTACGCCTCTAGAGTTAGACCTAAAGCTAGCTCGGTAGTAAAACCGAGATTAGACCGCAAAAATTTGGCGAGAGAGATTCTTGCCTCTTCGTCTGTTAGTTCACCTTCTAGCTTCAGCAACTCTTGGTTGACTGGAACTATTAGTTTCTTTGCTTGGTTACCTACGATTAAAGCCATGATGAGTCGTAATAATATTGTAAATCTGTGTCCCGAACCCTATCACCTAGGGCCAAAACGTGAACCGTCATCTTTCTTGAACTATGACGACCATCACAGAATAAAAACTGTACATTGTCGTATGTTCTCATAATTTTTCTTACATTATGCATAATAAAATCTCCTGAACAAACTCCATATTTGCGCTTTTGGAACGCGGCTTTTGTTATTGTGGTTTCAACTAGTACGACTAGGTAACCGTTATCTTCCTTGGCGCGTTCAATCTCACGCGAGAACCTCTCAATACCACCACTAAGAGTTCCGTAAAAATCACTTAGACTCTTACGCTCAACAGAAACCGTCAGCTTACTAGCTAGTGCGTAGTCACCATATTCAAGCTTCACCGTTTCAATCTCTAGATCGTCAAACTTATAAGGCTTTTGTTCCCGTGTATCAATAATAACCTTACCAATATTAGAATCTACATTAATCAACTCTTTAATGTATTTATATTTATTCTTTAAATTAATACTATCACAAAGTTCTGGGTAGGATAGCTTTGAGTATAACTCCATTGCGCGTACGGGTATTAAACATCCAATAGTTTGGCACTCTACCTGAGATGGTGCAGCAGTCAGACCCTTTAAGTCGCAGTACTGTTTAATCTTCGAGCGTAGATAGTCAGCAACCTCACAAGGTTGTAGTGTCTTCAGCCAATTCTTATAGTTGCGCTTGTCTTTAAAGTCGCAAGTAATGTACTGTTCGTAAGATTTGAAATCTAGAGGTGCACCATTATAACGATCAATACGATTATAATGTTCGGCAAAGTACTTATGAAGAGCCAGTTTATGTTCTGACTTCAGATGTCCTTTTAAATCAGTAATAGATCCTGCCTGATGTGAACAAACTTTACATTTTAAATAATGATTGGTACTCATAGGGGTGTAGTGTATACTACTATTATACTAACCATTAGTCATTTCATCAATATCAATTCCACGGATAACGGCTTTTAGTTCATCCATAGAAGATAAACGTTTACCCTCTTCCTCAAGATTTTGCTTCTGAGCCTCGGCAAGATGAATAATACTTTCCCTACGTTCCTGATCTTTCCAAGCCTGCACCAAGTTGAGAATACTAGCATTTTCCTGTGTCCGTGCCGCCATACGTTTAGACCTATCATCGACAAGCGATTTATATAGCCTATTTTGGCGGGTTCTACATTGGTTATACTCTGTTTGTAAACTACTGATAGCCTCGTTTAAGCTCATCTTAATATTACGACCCTCATCTTCCTCACTAGCTTGTCGCAACATCATACGCAAGTCTTCTACCTGTTGCAGAATAGTAGATGCAGTAACAGTCTCGGTACACAAAGTAATAAATTGATCTAGTTCCTCTTGACTCAGATCTTCCTTATCGTAGGTATAACGAATAAAGGCATCTTCAAATAACTTCCTATCATCTTCACGTTTATAGGTATTAATTTGATAGCAAAAACTAAATGTACTCATGTACCTTTGTAGCGTTTCAGCCTGTTTTAACTGTGTAGCTTTGAGCTTTGATTGTTCCCAGCCAATATTCAAATACTTATTAATCCGAAAGAGTGTTTGGTCCAAACGTCTAGGCGGTGAATATTCACCAATAGGGTTGGCGGTATCTCCAGCGGTAGTAGGAACATAAGTAGATACATCTAGATAGGAGGGATCTTCTTCTTTTAAAGTCTCAATAAATTTATTAGTCTCCCTTGACTCTAGACTCAAATGTGTAAGATGATCATTCTTAAATAAAAGTTTAGCCATATCTACATAATGCTGTGACTTATAATTATTTTTAATAAACTCTTTATGCTCATCGGTAAGCTCAACACGCTCACGCGTAGTGATAGATCTATTCTTGTATTGGATCTTGTTATCCAGTAGAAATTGCTTTAATGCACGACCTTGTTTACTGCGGCTATCGATGTTCTTATCGTTAAAAGCATACGCTGTAATATCCGTTAAGCTGGCATCGGGGTCATCCTTTAGACACCTTCTCGCTCGGTCTTGTTGTTCTTTAGTTAGTTCCATATTAAGTTACATCCTTTACTACTTCCCTAGCTTTCTGAAGTATTCGTGATTTGATCTTACTAATCTGTCGATAAGCTGGTCGACCCTCTTTAAGACTGAGCTTGTAACCCATTTTCTCGGCCACCTCGGCATCCTCTAGAAATTGTAAAAACATAAGGTCGTATACCTTCCATTCGATATTTGTTAGGGCCTTTTTCATTAGTTCGTTGAATAACGGCATGAGGTCTTCGACATTAATCATATTCTCAGTAGCCTCAATAATACCTTCTAAGGTCGTATCTGGATTCTCATGGTTAGGACTCTGCATACTAAGAGGAAATTTAACATCATAAGCTGATTTCTTACCACCTTCCCACTTCTTGTAGTCCTTACATGAATTGTTCTGAGTACCAAAAATCTTGCATGAGAAGTCGCCAGTATTAAAGGGACATTTCAAACAAGGGCGTGAAAAATTAGAGTAATGATTACGAAGCATATTAGTCATCTGATGATTAATGACTTGATTTAACCACGGACGTATCGGTCGTGCATAGTCCCACTTATCCCATTTCTTGTAAATATGAATACGAAGTCTTTGTGCTACGTCTTGAAAGTCCATCCAAGCAATCGCCGTTAGATGCCAACGATGCTTCCTCTTTTGAATCTCCGAATCTATAATATCAATAGATTCCTCGAACGTAGGTCGTGGTGTTTTGGGTGGGGTTGACATACTATTCTGATTTACGAGTTGGGCCCGCCTCCCGTGCGAACTCTGCTAAGACTTCTTCCCGCGTTTGTTTTGGGCGTGTATTACTTGCCGGTAGACCCATTTGGTGGCTAGGCCCAGAACTTTCTGAGTCACCACCCATAAGATCACTAAAAGATTCACCCCTCGATTGCTCAACGTCTACAGTAAAAGAAGCCTTTACATTCTTAAATCTACCCTGTTGGTGTATGTCTTCACTTAAAGTTAATTCATTTTTATTACTCAGGATCTCTTCCGGGACACTCTGATCTACAGGATTAGTAGAGACTGAATAATTAGATTCTTGCGCTGGAGCATTAACTACAGTCGATGTTATATTCGTAGTTGGAACTACAGGTTCTCTAGATCTGGTGCTAAGATTTATTCCACACGCACTACAAAACCTTGGTAGTTCAAAATTATATTGCGTTGTCTTTCCGCAATCAGGGCAAAAGTATTTCATACACATATTATATGTAGGTAGCACATAAATATATAATCTCTCTTTCAGGGGCAGTTTTCTGTATTTTTTGAGTGTAATTTTATGTGATGCCTTTATCTACTGAAGATGTAATTGGGTTTGTGGAGACTGAGCTTGAAGCTCTAGGCGGTAAGGTAAAATTTTTTAAAGGTAAGTATTGTGGTGGTGCTAAAAATAAATGTGTTGGACTATTTTATATAGATTGTAAGGGTTATCCGGTAATTAAAGTTGCAAAAGGAAAGCAAACGGAAGCCGAGTGGGTAGGCGTACTACTTCACGAGTATAACCATTTAACACAGTGGCGCGATAATACCCCGGTCTGGGAGAAATTTTGCGAACAGGAGGGTAGTTGTCACGATATGATAGATAACCCTAAGAAGAATAAGAAAGCTCTCTTAGATCTAATGGCCCTAGAATTAGACTGTGAAAAAAAGACTTGTTACATAATTAAAGATAATAAATTATTCTGTCATAAAGAGTATGTACAAATGGCTAACGCCGTATTATATAAATATGCATTCCTTATTAAGCATAATTACTGGCCGAAAGAGGGTAAGATAAAAGACCTAAAAGTTTGGAAGTCTTGCCGAACCACACTTAGGCCAAAAGTCGCGGACTACCTAAATATACCCGCAAAACTCGAGAATATTTTTCTTTCCCGGGATTAAAGTATCTTGGCGGCCTAGTATTACCGACAAAACTCGAGAATATTTTTCTTTCCCAGAACTAAGAGTTTAAATTTAGTACAAACACTGAGCATATTTGCTGCGCTGAAATATGTCCTCCGGAAGCGGCCGTTCACATCAGAACTGCACACGCCGCTGAATGACTTCGTCATTCTATCTGCGGTATTAAACCAAAACTAGGGCCGACAACGTTAATTGCCGACCCTAGAGGTCTTTACCGGATAACGGTCCTAAGTAAATTTTTAGCCAAGAGACTCGAATTTCTTAATAATGAACGAGAGTTCTTTCGATCTAACGATGTCACTATGATCAAACGCAACGGTATAAATACCAGCTTTGCGTGATTCCTCATTATCGAACAAATCGTAAACAGTGTTAAACCCACTATTTTTAATGTCCGACTGTTGGTCATCGCCGCAAATGAATAGTGTTGAAAATGTAGCCATCCGACTCATTACAAGTAGGAAATCGGCCACACGGCAGTTCTGAGCTTCATCTAGGATCATCGCGGCATTAGAGATATTTAAACCTCGTAGAAACCCCAATGGAAGCCCTGTAAGACGCTCACCGTTGATAAGCTCTTTAACTTGTGGTACGGGGAGGAGTTCGTTCAGCTTATCAACCATCGGTTGAATGTACGGGTTCATCTTTTCGTCTTGGTCACCCTTGATAAAACCAATACCATGAACCGAACTTTCGACAGGCACTCGACTATAGAAGATTTCGCTAATCCTTTTGTCGTTTAGTTTTGTGAGTGAGGCGTGAACCGCCAAAATCGTTTTTGCCGTCCCAGCGACACCCTTTGTAATAATCACCCTTGTGTCTTTGTCGGCAGCTAACTCAAGGAAGGCTAATTGCCTTTCCTTCCAAGGAAGGTCTCTAATTTTAAGATCAAGGTTTACCTTAGTCTTTTTCTTTTCGACGTAAGGCGAGTTATCGCGACTCGGAGTTTTTTTTAATTTTCTCATATTTGGTAAAGCAGCGATTCAAATACATAGACCGTTTTGGTCGATGAACATCTTCATCACTAGTGCTTATTGCACCTATATAGTTATAGCCTACTACTGTAGAATTAACTAATTTATCTTATCTATATGAAAATATTCTATTATATGAAAATATTCTATTAAATTTATTATAGTACTTAATTATTTAGTTTTTTGTCGCCTGATCTTACGCGCCTTTTTTTCGCTCTCTTTTTTCAAAAGATCCTCTTCTCTCAAAAGATTACCTTCTCTCAAAAGATTCTCTTTTAGTAATACCTTCTCGTTTGAAACTCTTCTTAAATTGCTCACTAATCCAATTTTACCTAAAGTCCAAATAATCCATTTAGTCGGATCAAAATTTGTACGTTTAACACCGTTACGATAATCGTGCTGAAATTCGTGGTGGTAATTATGATAACCCTCGCCAAAGGTAAAGAAGGCCAAAAGTGTGCTGTCTCTGGCACTACAACGCGTCGAGTAGGGTTGTTTACCTAGGGTGTGACACAATGAATTAATAAAGAATGTACTATGTTGAACAGCAAACACGCGAAAAACACCCGCAAGGAGGAATCCACCGAGAGCACCTACATAACCACCCCAAAGTAAACCAAGAAACGCTGGGACACCAAAACCAACGATGAAAGCCAAGGGTATACACCAGCGGTATTGCCACATGACAAGCTTGTCGCGTCGCAAGTCGGCTACGTTGTCCATCGGTAACTCAGGCGAGAGCTTAAATAGTAGCCAACCAATGTGAGCCCAAAAAAAACCTTTAGTAATATCGTAAGGATCGTCGTCGTGGTCAACGTGCTTGTGGTGCTTACGATGGTCCGAAGCCCAGTCGAGTGCTGAATTTTCAAAAGCGCAAGCTCCGAAGAACAGGGTGAAAAATTTAACAGGAGCTTTAGCCTTAAAGGACAAATGAGAAAACAGTCGATGGTAACCCAAAGTTATGCTGAAGCCTGTAGCAAGATAAAAGAAAAAGAATAATCCAGCTTGGAAAAAGCTAATTCCATAGTGCCACAAATAAAGCGGTACGGCGGTAACGGCTAGAACATTGATTATGGTTAGAAAAACGCTGGTTTTCCAGTTTACGCGTTCCCAAGGTATTTGCGAAAGTAGCGGGCATTTAATAATAGAATATTTCATATAATAATAAATTTCATAATTACATATTTAATTACACCTTTATCGTCGGCCTGCCTTATTTCGGCGCACGAACTCTCGCCGCAAGGTTTAATTACAAATTAAATAGAATATTTATAATAAATAGAATATTTCATATTAACATCAATATTAACATTGGATTAAGGATTAAGGATTAATAATAAAGAATATTAGGATAATAAAGAATAATAGAATATTTCATATATTTGAACAGATAAGATTAGTAAAGAGAATCTTTTAGATATTTAGATATTTTCTTTAGTTAGAATAGGGATTCTTTACTTAGAAGGGGGATTATTGAACGATAAGAAATAGCGCGGAAAAACGTATTTAATTGCCCGCTACCTTGACACCTGTTTTTTAATTAAAATTATTAAGGCTTTAGATAGATAAAATTAATACTTGACTTATTACTAATAAAGTTTATACTGTATGGGTATGAAAGATAATCGTCCACCGAAATATTTACGCACCTTGACAAGGGGTGATGTCCGTGAGGATGGTATGATGTTTTGGGATTACAACCGTCGATCAAGGAATGGTGAACGGTGGATGACTCGTGAGAAGTATGATGAGAAGTATGGGAAGGCAATTGTGAATCTGCGCGAACACTACGCCGCGAATCGTGAAGAGTTAAATCGGAAGCAGCGTGAACGCTACGCCGCAGACCCCGAAAAGGAAAAGCGGAGGCAGCGCGAATACAACGCCGCGAACCGTGAAGAGAGAAATCGGTATAATAGCAAATACGCGAAAGCCAACCCAGCGAAGAACGCCGCCGCACAATCTAGAGAGCGAGCAAAGAGAAAGGCAGCTATCCATCCAGATCTTGACAGAAAAATCGAGAACACGATCTTTGAACTTAGGGATCGGCTAACAGCTAAACTGGGCATCCCTTTCCACGTTGACCACATTATTCCTATTTCTAGGGGTGGGCGGCATCACCACGCGAATTTAAAGGTTATACCTGCAAAGTTAAACCAACAAAAATCGGCGCGGCTCGATTATGAGTTGCCGGAATGTTGGGCTTGATTAATGTATAATGAACAAGAAAGATAATCGTCCACCGAAACATTTACGCATCCTCCGAAAGGGTGATGTTCGTGATGGTATGGTGTTTTGGTGTTATCACCCACAAGTAAAGACTGGTGAACAGTGGTTGACTCGTGAGACTTACGACGAGAAGCATGAGAAGGGAAAGCGGAAGGGTCGAGAGTACCGCGTTACGAACCGTGAAGAGTTAAAGTTGAAGCGTGTGGTATATAAAAAAGTAAAGGTGGAATCTATAAAAAAACAAAGGCATGAATATAGAAAAAATAATCGTGCAAA